TAAGTCTAGTTTCAGTTGTATCGGCATTTCTTACGTAGGCTTCTACGGAAATGACGGGTTCTTTTATAATCTTTACTGAGTCCCCGAAAGCAGATATCTCACCGGAATAATCGGTGTTTGTTATAGCTTCAATTACAGACGATTTTCTAAAAAAGTTTAAAACCTTTTTAGAGTAAACCGAAGGTAAAAAGAAACTATTAGTTTGTCCTGCAACGGAGTTAGCAAAGTTAGCATTGGTATCAGTACTCGGTTCAAAAAATTGAGCCATGATTGTTCTCCTTTGATTATAGTTTATTAATTAAACTATATAGTTTATTTTATGATTCTGCCTTGTTGCATTGCTTCGCTGATTTCACTTTCGTATTTATCAAACTCTGCCATGCTTAATGCAGTAATCTCCTTTTCTGTCCAAACTTTAGCAGTTTTGGGGTCAACAGAGGTTGTCTTTGTTGATACCATATCTGCTGCGTTTGAGCGGTTTCGTGAAGTTTTCTGAGTTGTCTGAGGAGTAGAATCTAATCCAACATCCCTTTTAAACAAATCTAAAGCTCTACTAGCTAAGTCAGCATCATCAGCATTATTGAATATCCAATCTTGGATAGACTTTGGTTGCTCTTTTGCCCAACCCTGAAAAGCCTCGCTGTTTTTGATATCTTCAAAATCAGGGTGCTTATTCTGTAGCTTATTTAAAGCTTCTCGTTGTATAGTTTCTTGTTCTCTTGCTTGTAATGTACTTAGCTTTTCTTCTAAAGCTTTAGCTTTTTCATTACTTTGTAAGTGAGCAACAGTTTCTACAACTTCGTAAACATCAGGATATTCTGTTTTAAATTGTTCTAATTCTTCTGGAGATTTAGGAGCAACATATTCAGCTCTATTTTTTAAAGCTTCGTCTAGTAACTCTTGTTCTCTAGTTTTAAATTCATCTAATCTAGAATCATAATGTTTTTTTAAATCATCATATCTTTTTTTATAGTTAGGACGCTTGTAAGGTTTTTCCTCACCTTGCGTTTCTTCTACATCTTCTTGACTTTCTTCTACAGCTTGAGCTGTGGCATCCGGTGCAAAAAACAAATTATTTGATGATACAAAAGGTTTGTCTTCTTCCCCATCATAATCTTTTTTAGCATTATATGGGTTAACTTCTACTTCTTCATTGACTGGTTCAGTCATCTTCTTTCTCCTACTAAGGGCTTCATTCACAAGGTAGCTCTATGTCGACTAGAGGGCTTGTCTGTAAAGGTAGCCTTTCGGTTGTTGTTTGATAGAGTGCCTAATATTTTAGGGTAGCTCTACCGGTTATTAGCTTCTTACGTGTCTTTGATAAGGGTCGAGCATCATGTTTTCTTTAACTGCTTTACCTACTAGGTCTTCTTGTTGACGAGACATTTCTGCTCCGTTATCAAGTGTAGTTTTAGTTACATTAATGTTTTGTTCTTGTGGCTCTTTGGGAGCAGCTAGAACTTCTTTCTCTTCTCTTATTGGTCCACCTTCGTAAGCCATTAAGCGTTCATTATTTTGAGCTTCAGCAGCTTCCATAAGTTCTTCAAGTTTTTCAACTCCAATAACTTGGACTGCTTCGGCTGTAAAAACAAACTCTCCATCTGATAACCTTGCGGGTATCGAATCGGATATTCCAGTTCCGGGTCCATCAACTGGACCTTCTCCTGAAAATTCTGCAGCAACTTCGATTACTTTGTCAAATATCATGCTTAACGCATTGTTGCTTTCTAATTCTGTATTTAAAAATTCTTGTTCTTGGGGATTTAATGCTTGTCCAACTACAAAGTCTACGTAGTCTTCTTCCATTTCTTCGTCAGATTGTAAACCTTCTTGTGAAGAATTATACTCTTCTTGAGTATTTCCGGGTAATGTAATAGTTTCGTCTGGTGTTGTAGGAGCACCCATAAGGTTACCCATTTGTGAATTCATTGGAGACTCTTCTGACATATCCAATGCTTCTCCACCTTCTGCAAAGTCATATCGGTCTATATCGTCAAGTACAATGTCAGATGTATTTTCTGTTTTTAACTTTCTCATTATTTCTAGTTCAGTTAAGTTTCCTTTTTTTGTTGTCTTATTAAGTGAAGATACATCTTTTAAAGGAGATGTTATCTGTCCAAGAGTTTCTAATTGAAATCTTTTTCCTTCTTCAGTTGTGTTATACCACTCTGAAACTTGGTCTTCTTTTTTAGTTGCCCAACTATCGTAACTATTAATGTACTTACGTTGAAACATTTCTCTATCTAACTCATCTCCTGCAAAACGTAACGGGTAAGCTTTTAAGTCACCCTCAAATTTATTTCCTGCTTGAGCATATTCTCTCCAACCTTTACCTAAAATTTCTTCAGATGGTTCTATTCCTTTTACATTTCCTAAAATAATATCATCAAGTTCTGCTAAAAGTATTTTATCATTAGGGTCTTGTGAGTCTCCTCTTTCTTTTCCAAAATTCTTTTTAGCTTCTCTAGCTTCAGCTTTTGTTATCCAAGTATTGCCCTGTGGTGTATCTAATTGTTTTGAAGCATATGAAGGCATATCATTTAGTAACTCAGCTACTTTTGATTTTTTATTTCCTTTAGAAAATAATTGAGCTAGTTTAGATACATTCATTTTTATTGTTCGTCTTTTCTTTCGATAGCTTCTTTAACTTGTTCTTTAAGGTTACTCAACCTGTCCAGAGAACTCACTTTCCCCTGACTGCGGAACATTTCCTGTTCCGATGTTGCCACCACCATTGCCTGTAACTCCGAGGTCTTGAGGTTGTTCAGGTGCTCCACTAGGGCTTCCCATTGGGGGTTGTTCACCAGAGGCATCAGCCTCCGTGCTATTTGTTTGTCCAACATTATTTTGCATTCCTATTATTTGTGCCATCATTGCAGCTTCTTCAGGGTCGTTAAGTATTTCATCAGGGTCTAAATCTAAACTGTAAGCTAGTTCACTTATAAGTTTAGAAATTTTAACAAACGGAGCAATAGCAGGACTTTGTGCAGTTTGTAAGAACATTGTCAATCTTTGACTTCGTACTTCTTTTTGCATTAAACTATTTGTTCCTGTAGCCTTGACTTCTAAATCTCCCATCACATCAAGAGACCCATCAAAAAATTGCATGTTCCATTGAAAATATGATTCTCCTAAAGGCTTTAATAAAAAGTCGTCAAGATTTTTAACAACTGTTTTAATATTTAAACTTGATGCACCTAGTAACATTGACATGCCTGAAGCAGTCCTTGTCATACTTTGTACACCTGTTTGCCCATGAGAGTAACTTGGTATTCCTGTTTGTTCATCTGCTAACTGTCTAAACCTATCAAACATCATCATGTTTTCAGGTGCAGTATTGGGAAACTTTAAACCATATATTGACTGTCCCGGCATTCCTGCTTGTCTTCTAAAGACTTTTCCGGGATATACTTCCATTGATTGTCCACCTACTAAGGCAGACTCATCTACATCAAATACTAATGAACCTGCTAGTGCTAAGTTATCAATAGCCATTCTAGCGTGTCCATTCATTATCTGTTGAGAATCATCCATGTTCTCAGCTACTCCTATACCAAAGAAACTGTAAGGGTTTCTTTCGTAAGGAAAAGAATGGTAAGGTATTCGTGCAGGAGTAAATGGATTTATAACTGCTCTTAATAATTCGTTTCCACATATCCAAGCATTAATTTGAACTTCATCTAAATCATCTACAGTTTCTGGTAACTCTATTCCTACTTCTCTTGCGTATTCTGCATCCATAATACCCCAATACTCAAGGACTTCAAAATTTGGATTGTAAGACTCATCAGCTCTACTATCATCTTTTAGTCTAGATTCGTATGCTTTTTCAATATAGTTTGGTCCTTCTTGTAAACATGCTCGTATAGCGTCTTCATCAAAGTAAGGCATACTGCGTAATTGTCTAAGTTGACTTCTATTCATTTTGTGTCTATGAATTGCAAACTCACACTCATCAATATTAGTTGCAGCAGGGTCAGGATAAAAATCCCAACAACTTACAAATTCTATTCTTGGTACTCTAACTTCTAATGGATTGTAAACTCTTTTTCCTTCTCCATCATCGTCCCATTTATTTAAAGTTTTATTAAAATTAAATGGTCCTTTAACTATTCCTGTACCTAACAAAGCAGATTCTAATAAAGCATTTCTTATTTCTGCCGAACCATTAGACTCTTCTATTTGGTCATGGATAAGTTTTTCCATGCGTCTAGCTGCTTTTTGTGCGGGATGAATTTCAGGTACTTGAGGTAGTGGAGATGTTCCTTCTTTTAAAAAAGGTTCTGCTATTGTATCTATTGCGTCTTCAAATAAACCATTACTAAGCGTAGCCCCTGCTTTTAGAACTCTTCCATCCCCTGAAAATCCAATATCGTCTAGACCTTCTTGTGGAGCATCCTCCATTCTGTTTCCAATATTATCAGGTATTTCTAACGAAGGAGACGGGTTTGCTGTATCTAAATAAGCTTGACCTTTTTCTCCTTCAGGTAATTTTGTTTCTGAAATACTTAAAGGAAATTTACCTGTTCCAAAAATAACATCTATTAACTGACCATAAGCAGCCAGTACTTTTGTTTTAGTTATCTTAACAAATATTCTAGATTTTTCTGATTCTCTAAATTTAACAGTCTTATTATAAAGACCTCTATAGTTTTCGTAAGAAGTAAACCATCTTTTTTCGTCAGTCTTTCTTGCATCTTCGGATAAAGCAAAACGACCTTTTACAATCCCAACTAAATTTTGTCGTTGGTTTTGTTCTAATGTTAAACTTTTTCCTGCTTCACCTTCTACTTCTTCGTAGATATTGTCAGCATTTAGAAATGTATTGTCGTTATCTGCCATAACAATTAATACTCAACTCCGAGTACTAATTCTAAATCACCTACCGACATGTTAGGGGTAACATCTGTTCCTGATAAAAGCATGAAACAGAATACACTTGTAGTTCCTGCTGCTGCTTGTAATAAAACAGGGAATCTTTGTTTAGATACAACGTCTCCATCAGTTGCTCCTGCTCCTTCTAGATTTATATCAAAGTTAAATACTTTACCACCACCATAAGTGTAGTCATCAGCCGAACCATCAAGTGTTAACCTTCCTAGTACTTTGGCTGCTGCAAAATCAGCATCAGATATATTTCGTGCTGAGTTAGCTGCACCTACAGATTGAGTAGTCTGACAGAAAAACAATTCCCCATCAAATACCTGAGTAGATTTAGAAATAATCATAGCCGATACAAGTTTAGAACATTCTCCTTGTTTACCTACAGCTAAAGGTATTTCTGTGTTATTAAATAAAACATCGTTGTCAGCGTAAGCGTCTGCTGTGATAACAGGTACTATCCTAATAACTCTTCTTGCATTCTGATTCATCATATTTTTTCCTTGTATCTTTATTAATAACCAAATTTAGAATCAGAGGGCTGATACATCTCTCTCTTAAACTCTCTCATTCTTTCAAAGGTATTTGATATTCTAGGTCTACTCATTATCATATATCTTAACGCATCATATGCGTGGTCCGAAGCATGTGTATCCACATCTTCAGGATTAGTTTTTGATAAAGGAATACCTTGTATTTCTCTAATTAAATTAGGACAGCTTGTAGCTATCTGTAACTTAGGTCTTCCGTTATCTCTTACTTTTAAATATTCGTGTATTTGGATTTTTCCTTGTATACGATTCTTATCTGCCCTTCTTAGTTTGTGTCCTGCTTTTAATAAAGCTTCTCCTACAGTTGGTCCAGTTGTTCCTGTGTTAGCCCATGCTGCAGTATCTAAAACACCATTTACAGAGAAAGGGTCTTCTTGTTCCATCTCTGTTATTATAGAGCCTAATTCTTCACCTGTCAAGCCTTTTCTGTATAATTCACGATATATTATTAATGTGTTGTCATTTGTGTCAATTGTACCCCATAGACAACACGACTCGGATGCGTATCCATAGTCAATTCCTTTTACTCTTTCCCACGATACAGGTATCTGTAACGGAGGTATAACATGTACATCAGGGTCAAACTCTACGAATGCTGCTCCTTCATTAACATCCCAGTTACCTTCTAGTAATTGTTTACGTTGTACAGGAGGTAAAGAATTCAACATCTGTTCATACATACCATCATTGGCTAAGTAAGGGTTATCTGATAACTTGGCAGGAATAAATTTTCTTGTTAATCCATCATGACCTAAAAAACTTTTATCAGGTTCGTTAGGTAATATATATCTTTTCTTTACCCAATGAGCACCAACACCACCCGGATTTGCTGTGCATCTTAAGTAGGTTTTTATACTAGAGTCAGTAGTTCTAAGTCTAGAGGCTAAGTAGTTCCAACCAAAATCTGTAGGTAAATGAGTTATCTCATCAAATCCTATCCAACTATATGCTTGTCCTTGATACCTGTATACATCTGCGTCTCGTTCAAGAAATCCAAATTCTATCTTAGCTCCTGAAGGAAAGTTCCATACCTTCTCTACTTCTTTAAACTTACATCCCGGAAATGCTTGTGGATATAACTCACGTGACTTGTCTATAAGTTCTCGTAGTTCAGGCATAGACCTTCTAAGTATTAAACCACGATGAGCCTTTTTGTGAGCATAACGTAGTGGGTCTATAAGCATAGCATAACTTTTCCCACCACCCGCAGCTCCTCCGTACAACACATCTTTTTCATCGGCTGCTAAAAAACTAGTCTGTGGTCCTTCGTTAGCATGAAAGATAACATTTGCATCCTTTAATAATTCCTGTACTGATGGAGCTACTTCTTTGAGGTCGCTTTCAATTACAATCTTATTATTAGTTTTTTCAGTAGCTTTAGTCAGAACTTCCTTTTCTGTTTTTAATTTAACTTCTTTTGCTTTTAGTTTATCTTTTTCTTTGTTTAATTTTTTCTGTTCTCTAGCTAGTAGTAATTTTCTTTTATGAGCTTTAGAATGTACATAAGAAGATTTAGACCCTATAGGTCTACCCCCTTTTTTACTTTTTTCAACAAGCTTAGATAGTCCGACATGGCTTAGTTTACGTCCTGTTTCATTTGTAATAAGCTCTGCGGCTTCTCGTAAAGAAAACTCTTCGTTTTTTATTGTCTGAATATATTTACTTAATGCAATAAGTTCTTTTTGTATTGGTTTTAACCAACCCTCTTTGTCACTTAATTCATAACCAAAAGGAATAGTTTTACTTTTCTTTTTTATATAACCTTTTTGTTCACTCATGATTGATTGTGTTTCCTATGAGCTGTTTTGATTTCCCAATCTTCTATTGCTTTCTTTATACTATCTTCTGCTAGAACAGAACAATGTAACTTAATCGCAGGTAGCTCTAAAGCTTCTGCAATGTCTTTGTCTTTAATAAGCTTTGCTTCTTCAACTGTCTTACCCTTTAACATTTCAACAAACAAAGTAGATGAGGCAATAGCAGAACCACAGCCATAAGTTTTAAACTTGACATCTTCTATTATATCTTCGTTGAGTTTTAATTGTAGACGCATAACGTCTCCACATGCAGGTGCTCCTGTCATGCCTGTTGCTACGTTAGGGTCTTCTGGGTCGAACCGACCTACTGAATGTTTGTTGGGATTGTTTAAGACACTATCAAACCTGTCTAGTACCTTTTGTGAGTATGCCATTACTTTTTAGATTCGTTAAAAATCCTGTCAAAGTTATCACGATACTCTTGACTGTATACTCCGGGTCTTGCTTTAGAACCTTTACCTGCTATAGTTTTTCTAAACATAACAGGCTTTTCATTACTTCCTATTTGATTACCTTTACTCATCTTACCACTTAGAATGATTAGCCCAGTATGCTGCTGACATTTTTCCTTTAGCTATATTCTTTCCGTGCCTAGCCTTAAAGCTTTTACGTTTAGCTGTCATTCTAGCTGACTCACCTTCTTTAGGTTTGCCTGCTGTCTCAGCTCCTTGTTCTCCAAAGCGTATTGTTTTTATTTTATCACCAACTTTTGCAACCACTACATGTGACTTCTTAGGATGACTAGGAGTTCTCTTAGGTTTATTAAAGCCTGATACTCCTGCTCTTTTTAATCTACTATCTTTCTCTGCCATTATCTTTTCTTTCCTTTATGTAGTCCATGCTTTGCATGTTGTTTACCTTGTGCAGTAGCTTTACGTTTTGTTGTATTAGCTTTTGCTAATTTCTTTTTACCCTTTGGAGTTGATTTAAGTTTTGTTATTTGTTTTTTAGGTAAATAAACTTCTCCTGTTTTACCAGATGGTTTACCACTAGGAGTAGTATAGTCATCAGTTCCCCATTTCTTTAAAGACTTCTGTGATTTTTTAAGTGCCATTACTTATAACCTCCACCTGCTGCTTTGTATTCTTTTGCTAACATCTGAGCTTTACGTGCAGACCATTGACCTGCTTTACCACCCTTAGTTCCTGCTTTAATCTTATTGAATAGTCTTTTACGCATGGTAGGCTTTGTGTAGTTGCCTGCTTTATTTACTGTTGATTTCTTTTTGTCTGCCATTAATGTAATATGTTTTGTTCTTCTAAGTGTTCTTTTCCAAAAGAGTACTGTTCGTAATCAGGTCGAAAATCAACACTAATGATTTCACCAATAATAGTTAAACCTAATTCAAAAGCAATATTATCTGCTTCTTCTTCAGTTTCTGCAAACAGATTACTACCTGCATACAGTTTATTATCTTGTTTAAACTCAGTTAGGTATATCTTCATATCGTACCTCTTCTGCTTCTATATGTATTGTTTCTTTTTCAGGTAGTATAAAGATACCTCCTGAAACATTGTGGTCAATTTGCATACGTTCTGTTTTAGAAACACCAACTCTATCTAATATAGTTTGTGCTGCTTGTAGCTTTACATTAGCTTGTGGTATGGCAGTATCACTATCCATAACTTCAACTAATTTAAAAGCTGCTTTAGGTGCTTCCCTTGCGAGGACTGTTGAGGCTAACTCGACTATTTCTTGTTTAAGACTTTGCATAATTTGATAGTGGTTTCCTGCGTAGCCTGCAAGTTCGGCTGAAAGTTTTAAATCTCCTTTAGTTTCTATAATGTTGTTTAAGAAAGACTGTTGTTTTTCTGTTAACTTTCTTTTAGTGACTGGAAGATTCATTGCTTTATTATAGGGTGCAGGGATGCATTTGTCAAGTATTTTAAAATATATTAAATACTACTTGACAAAACTGACATACAACTGTATACTGAGGCTTGTCCGGTAGAGGGTTAAATACCTATATATCCTACCTACCTTTAAAGCTCTTTAAAGACCCGACATCCCCTCAACTTAACACTTCAAAATCTCTAAAAATGTATACGATTGTGCATATATAGGGGGAGAGGGGGGTGGACCCCTGCCTACCTTTGAAACTCTAAAGAGTTTTAGAAAGTTAATCCAATTCCTAAGTCTTATAGACTTACTTTCTGATTAACAAGACTTTAGAGAATAGATAAACTCTGCAGAGTTTAATAAGAATATGAAGTTTACATAATTCTGAAGGAATTAATGTAACTTTATTATAACTTTAAAGTCTCTAAAGACTTTAGAAAATGAATAGGAAAAACAAGAGCTTACAGAGTTTTTAACTCTGACTGGTGGGGTAGTTAGGGTCGGATAGTATTTAGGGCTCTACGGCTCTCTAAATAGGCTTAGATTTGATTGTTAACCAAGTATCTGAAGGATACCTGGTTGTTCTTGATAGATTCTTTTTAGCCCTTTAGGGCCTAAAAGAATTCAATTCTTCAGAAGATTACGGACATAAAAAAAGGAAGCCGAAGCTTCCCTTTTAAGCGTGTAAAAGATTATTTACATAATCTCTATAGAATCTTGAGAATCGAAGCAGTTAGTCATGAAGTCCCTTTCCTCATGAGCTTTTTCAAGCAAAGCATCAATTTCATATTGATTGAAGTTTTTAACTTCGTTAGCAAATATTAAAACATCTAAAGATGTTCGGTCAAATTTCTGCAAAGAATCTATGAAGAAGTCCCCAAAGAGAACAGCAATCTCGTAAAGATTTTCATGCTTTTCCGAAGGGATAATAGAAACTTCGAAACCATTTGGAAACGTAGTTTGAAGATGGAAACCATTTAAGAAATGGTGTTCTGTAACATTAAAATTTATCATAAATTTACCTATATAAAAGTTTAAAAAAGTGGAAAGGGAGTCCTAAGACTCCCAATCCTGAATTGCTTATGAAGATTGTAAATCTTTATAAGACCTCATGCTCTTCAGAACAGAAGCAGGGACTGCTTTCATTTCCAAAAGTTTGGTAACACCTCCTTGAGTCAAAGGTTTTTTAGCATCATTCAGCGAAGCTAAAAAGTGTCCTCGAAGAGTCCCAAATTTAATGTCTTTAGGACATTTTGGAAGTTTAGAAAAGTGCATAGCAATTTTCATAACTTGGGGATAAGAAGCTCTAGCTTCTTCGTTGAATTTGGTAACAGTTTTCGGTGCTTTAGCACCATTTTTTAGGCTTTTAGCCATATTTCTATCTTCCTAGACCTTAAGGTCTAATTATTAACAATTCCGACACCATTGCCGAAATTTGCCATTACAAGGTAACTTTTTCTGGAATCAGCGTCAACTCCTTTTCGTGCATGATTGTTCTTCAATAAGAAAACAACACCACGAAAAAGTAAAAAGCACCAAAACCGACAAAATCTATCAAATCTTTTATGTAGGTATTTATATAACTCTTATATAAATCTACGCGTAAGTATTTATATAACTCTTATATAAATTTACGCGTAAATAATTACATAGTAATTACATAAAAGCTTTTTTTACATGCTTATGTATATACACTTACGCGTTTCAATGGCTTCCAAATGCTTACAGGGGGATGGAAACTTATGTAGTTTTTACATAATATTTATGTTATAATCTTTATGTGATAAAGTTTATCTATAACCCGCGTCTTCTGTTGACAAAGAATGACCACCATGTTTTGATTGATTGGCTTTGGCAATAGTGCCACAGCATTAACCATTTAAATTATTATGGAAATATTATTAGAAACAATTTCAGCAGAACGTCAAGCAAGGTTTTTAGAGCCTAAAACTTCTGACCATTTCAAAACATTCTTTATGGGTAAATATGGTCACCGAATTTATGAAATTAAAATCGGTAGAAAGTGGGTTACTATGCGTAGTAATTCCCATAGAGCTAGGATTTCTTTACAGAAATATAAGACTTTAGCGTTTATTCAATGGCGAAGAGATGTAGAATCTCACACTTTTGTTCCCAATGAAAAGCGAAAACGAGAATGGTACAAAGACTATGGGTTTACTCAAAAACCTAGAGACTATCTTGTGTATGACAAACACTTATCATGGAGATAATTATACATGAAGTTTATTCTTATGTACGGGTCTTCGGTTGACAAAGTATGATTGGTTGTGCCATACTTTAAAACGTCAAAGCGACCAACAAGATTATAAAGTAATTTATAAATAACATTAAAGTTATAAAGGAGTTTGATTATGATTGATGATTTAAAAGAATTTTTACAGAATTTAGAAAGCAATGAAGATACCTTTGAAGGTTTAGATTTGTTTGACGAATAGGTTTGACTTTGACCTTAACAAAGTTTAATTTAACAATAAATAAAAATATGGCTATTACATATACAAATAAAGGTTCAGCTACCACAACAGCTATTTCCCAAGCTCCTAAAGAAGTTAAAGATTTTTGGAATCTTTGCGATAAAGAAAGTGTTTCTATTGCTAGAGTTAGGAAACTCAAAGATAGATACGAACACTCTTCTGGAAAAACATTTGAAACTACTCATTTTGGTAAAGTTTCTTTAAATGTTGCTAGAAAATATGTTAATCGAGATGATAAAATTCGATTTAACAGAACTTTAGGAATAGGTAAACGTAATCCTATCATGCAAGTTTTAGAAGTTCCTGAAAACTTTAAAGTAGAATCTAAATATTTAGATGCTTTTAAAGCTTTAAGAATGGCTAATAATGGTTGGAGTTCGCCTAGTCTTTTACAAAGACTTAAAGATTTGTTTTAATCTTTTATAAAGACTATTTATACTGCGTGTCTTTTGTTGACAACAATAGAAGACATGCTGTATCATTTCCCAACATTCAACAATAACACTAAACAATTATGTCTAAAATATTTAATACATTAGAGAGTGCCAAAAGATACTTAAAAGATAACAAATACAGATACTTAGAGAACTATTCTCATAGAGAAGATATCTTTGAACTTCATAAAAAAGGTTTTAAGATAGTGTCAGTAACACCATATCGACAAACTTATGAGCCTACTAAATATCAGATACAAAATATTAGATAGTTGCTTCGTACTTAGTTTTTGTCAAGGACAGTAAGATAAAGAAGTTCTTATGAACATACTTTATAATAATACTAAAATTACACTTGGAACTAAGTCTAGTGACAACCGAGAGTTGCTAGTCTCTTTAAAAACTAGCACAGTTTCGTATAGTTAGGTGTTGAAACTCTTATAAAATCCTAGAGGTCAGAGATGAAAGAGCAATAAGACTGAGAAATCCAGATGCTTACTAACTATACACTTTTTACAGTTGCTTCGTACTTAGTTTTTGTCAAGGACATTAAGATAAAGAAGTTCTTATGAACATACTTTATAATAATAATCAATCTACACTTGGAACTAAGT